CTTTGACCAAGTCTCGAATCTCATCAATATCGGTCCTACGCCCTTGCTTAGGACACTCTCCAACTTCACAAAAAAGGTGTCCATCTTTGGAACAATAGACTTTGTTTTGTTGCGCAGTCCCTTTAGCTGCGCGTATATTACAGCCTGGTGGTAACATGTCTTTCACAGTACTGAAGCGTACTTGGTTCTTGAAATGGACATACCCCTGATGATGGGGTGTCCCAGTGGTCGGTGCAATCTCTCGACCTACAATTAAGTAAACGGCATCAACTGCCGAATACAAATCCAAGTCATTACTTGGATTATTAAGTGTAAAACACCAGCCACGTGAACGGCTAAGTTTAGCCTTTTTCTCAGTTGGCTCCATTTTGAACAAAATGAAAATGAGTCACAGACGTGACTCAGAAGTCAAGGGTAATACTAGACCTTAACTTCTGAGCCAGACGGCCGAGACAACATAAGATTTTCTTTAGGAGCCAGCGGCACCAACCCCCCGGACGCTCCGGGGGGTCGTCGCCTACGGACGCTGCGCTCTCCTCACCCCATCGCTAGGGGGTTGGGGTCCGCTGTCTCTAAAGAAAATTCATCGATGGGGGAGGGGATAGTGGGTGGGGGAATGTCGGATATCCTCATTTAATACAAGCAAACATGGCATACAAAAGCAAAAAGTATGGAAAGCGTACAAAACGCTTCTCTAAGCGCACAAGCAAGCGCAAATACTCTCGAAAGACTGCTCGAAAGATTCGAGGAGGCAGGCGGAGCATTGCTGGGGGTGTTCTCTCTGGTATGCCTGCTACTCGCTTTGTTCGCATGCGATACAACAGCACTTTCGCGTTTTCGACAGGGATTTTACAACCCAATGTCGCAATCTCGTTCAAGTACCGAGCAAACTCCATCTACGACCCAGAACTAACGACTGGATCTTTCAACGGACACAAACCAATGGGGTTTGATTACTGGAGGGCATACTACAACAGCTACCGTGTGATAGGTGCCAAGTGTACGGCTCGATTCGTACTCGACCCAACAACAGTGGTGACAGAGCCAATGTACATTGGTGTATGCATAGATTCATCACCAACACTCCCATACTCAACAGTATCAGGATTCGTCGAAGCCAAAAGAGGTGTAGTGAAGATGCTCACAGGAAAAGAAGACTACGCTGTAACGGTAACGTCATGGTTCTCAGCTAAGAAGCTATTCGGTGCTATCGCAGCCAACAATGAAGATGCAGCAGCGGATTTCTTCAACGTACCACTTCGAGGAGCGTTCTTTCACGTGTGGCAAGCAACACCAGACCCCCTCGTGGACAGTCGCCCTACAGGTCACTGGAATGTGATATTGGATTATGTGGTCCAATGTTTCGACCCCAAGACAGTGGAACAAACAGCTGGAGACCCTACACAAGTGGGAGCCCCTGCTATTGGAGATACTGAAGTGTATCAAACACTTCCTCTAATTACAAGCGTGCAAGGTGCACCTGATATGTAGTTTACTAAAGATTCTTAAACTCAAGTGTTAATGTAATCCTGCGCTGAAGTTGCGCAATATCCTCATCTGTACGAGCATGATACACATCCTCTGGTTTGTAAGGTGATGTAATGATAATCGTAGTAGCCAATAAAGGATAAGAACCACCTTTAGTCTCAACAGTAACAGGGTAACGATCAAGGTATCGAAGTAGTTCATGAAATTTGCAGAAGTCTGCTCTAAAGTCATCTATTATGACAGTGTCTTGGCCGGCATATCCCTGCCACCAGCGAAGGTCGCGGCCAGATACCCATGCATTGGGAAACTCCTCAAACGCCGTCTTCGTCTTGCCGGTACCCGTTGGTCCCCAGTACCAACGTATCACGGGAACTTGCATTCTTTTCGGCGGATTCACTTCGAGATAAAGTAGGCCAAACTTGGCAGCCTGGTAAGAAGTGGCGATATCCATCACCTCAACCTTACCACCACCGCCTTTGACCAAGTCTCGAATCTCATCAATATCGGTCCTACGCCCTTGCTTAGGACACTCTCCAACTTCACAAAAAAGGTGTCCATCTTTGGAACAATAGACTTTGTTTTGTTGCGCAGTCCC